ACACGTTCGTAAAGGCGGTGGGCGCTGACACGCTCGACCTGGCGCTCGACTCTGCCGGGAAAGACGAGAGCGACGTAGGTCACGATCTCTGGTTGACCCGGCGCGGACACGGCGCCGGTTTCTGGGATGGCGATTGGCCTATGCCGTATTCGGTGGACTTCTCGGACGCGGCGCGCGGCCTGGGCGACTGCGATCTATACCGGGGCGACGATGGGCGGTTGTATCTGGCCTAGCTCGACGCGACCCGCAACGGTTAGTGCCGGTTCGATTCCGGCGGCGGGTCTTAGATCGAAGGTGTGTTTTTTGCGCTCAAGATCTTGACAAGAAAAAAACGATCGGAGTAGATATGAGTATTGAAGAACGACACGCGCTGATGATCGCCGAGGTAACGCTCGACGGTCGGCCGGCGATCATCTCGGGGTGGGCGCTCGACTATGCGCAGGTTCGGAGCTTGGACGGCGCGCTATCGGGCGAATGGGCCTGGGCGACGGCGGCGCGGATCGTCGGGAGGGGCGGCGCGTTCCGCACCTGAACGGAGACGGCGCGAACGGTTACACCCCGGTTCAATTCCGGGGCGCGTCTTGCCCACCTGGGCGACCGGGGCCGGACCTATCTGGCCTGAACACTCAAGATCGGAGTAACAACGAATGACCGCAAAAGAACAAAATCGTAACTACCGGGGCCTCGTCGGCTTGAAGGGCCGCGGCTTGTTCGTCGCGCAGAACAAGCGGACGCCGAAGCGCACCCACTCGAACGTGTACACCATCGAGAACGGGCGCCTAGTGGATGTCACGATTCACGCGGCGGATCTAGTCGGCGGTGACCGCTACCGGCACGGCGAGTTGCTGTGGCCGACTGGCGTCAATTCTCTCGCGAGTGAGCTTGAGCTACACGTAGGCAAGGACCGCGTAATGGGAACGGTCGGCAACAACTAATCCACTCCCCGCCTGGTGGCGCGGCGCGGTTCGATTCCGCGCGGGGAATTGCCCACATGGGCGTAAAGTCAGACGGCAGGATTACCGATACTATTGATACCCTGCACGAACTAAAACAGATCGGAGACGCAATGCCAGAAGAATCAGATAACAAGCTCAAGGACTACGCCGAGATGGTGGCCGATGCCGGATGGCGAGACATCGAAGAGTACGAGGTAGATCTCGCGCTTGAAGCTCTCGACATCTGCCGGGACTTCACTCAATACGTCGATGCCGGGGAAGACATTAACGGCCTGCTCGACGCGGCGGAAGAAGTATCCAAGCGCGCGGATCTTGTCTACGCGCGCAAGAACAGCTTGGAGGGATGATGAGCGAAGTAGAGACGCACGACGTACGCGGGATAACCGCGACGATCAGCTACGACGACTGCTCGTTTGACCCGCGCAAGGATCACGACAATGCCGGGGTCATGGTTTGCGCCCATCGGCGCTACGACCTGGGCGACGAACGGCCGAAGGCGGAGCTTGACGACTACCCGACGATGGACACGTACATGCGGCGCGTTTACGACGCGGCCGTATGGCTCCCGCTGTACCTGTATGACCACTCGGGATTGTCGATCAGTACCGGAAGTTTCGGCGACCCTTGGGATAGCGGTTGCGTCGGATTCATCTACATGGACTGCGCAACGTTGCAGCACGAATTTGGCACGACCGCGAATGCCGAACGGATCGAGAACGCTCTCGCGCTCCTGCGCGGGGAAGTTGACGAATACGACAATTACCTAACCGGGCAGGTTTACCGCTGGGAGACGGACGGGGATGGATGCGGCGGCTACTTCGGAGACGACGGCCTTGAGTATTGCCGCTCCGAAGCGCTCGACGCTGCCAAGCACGAAGCGGACGAACGCGACCGCTCCCGACTCATGCGCGGCCTGGCGCAATGCGGTGGAGGCGTAGCGCTGCCGGCCCTCTAGCTCGACTCGACGCGTACCGGACACGCCGGCAGGGGTTTCGCGAACCCCGCGCGTCTTGCCCACCTGGGCAGAACAAAAATAGATCGGAGACGTATCAAGATGGACAACCTAAATAACCTGCCGACGCTCAGTCAAGGTCACGACGCTGACCTAAAGATCGACGCGGCCCCTATCCGGGTCTGGATCTCGCGCCTTACGCGCGAGGACGGCGCGGAGTTCGACAACGGAATCGTTATCGAGCACTACAACGGCCACTCCTGGGCGACGGCCGCGCTGCTCGCGAACACCGCGCGAGTGGAGTCGTAATGGAGACGCAGACAAAGCCCGTAAACAAGGTCGCGGTCGGAGACGTTGTGGAGTCCGCCGAGATGGACGGCACCCGGTATCTGACCGTGACCGAACCGATAGAGATGGACCATGCCGTGACCGCAAGCGGAACGGATTCCTGGTTCGTCCTGACCGGCGAGGACCAGAACGGCGACCCGTTGGAGCTTTACATCCACCCCGGAGTAACCGTGGATGTAGTCGCGCGGCCGTACCGCGTCGTGGAGACGCACATTTACAACGCGGTCTGGGCCACGTCGGAAGACGAAGCGTGCCGGCGCGCGGCTACTGAACAACTCGACTGGGACGACCACGATCTCGACGCGGGTCCCAGCAACCCGGACGAGGTATAGAGATGCCGACCTACAACTACTGGACCGCCCTGACCGCTGCGGTCGGCCAATGGCGCGACGGCAACCTTGAGTTGCGCCGCGTCCTGGCGACCGCTCGACTGATCCGAACGGAGAACCGCTAATGGAGACGCGACCAATCCCAACAACCCCGCCCGACGACTGGCGCTATTTCGACAACGGCGGCAGGACGATGGACCGCTACTCGATATGGCAGGGCGGATCCGACTGGCTCGACTGTTCGGAGTTCCCGTTTCACCCTCAAGGTGTCGGGATGCACGGTGAGGGCTTGCCCCCGGAGGCTCTGTTCGCGCGCGACGACGACGACTGGACGCCGGAGATGGAGATCGAGTTCTCTGACCTGCCGCCCGACGTGCAGCGCGCGGTCTTGCAGGACGCGGCGTACTACGTGGACGAGGACGGAGACGAGTAGATGCGCGCGAACAAAAACGGCGCCGAAGGGTTTGACCCCAACGACGCCGCGTCTCAACAGATCGGAGTAGATCAATCGTGACGGACCCGAGAGTACCCCACAATGCGGAAGGAGGTAACAAGATGATGGACGTATGGGCGCCTGCCGACATGCTCGACGAGCTCGGCGCGAAGTCGCGCGACACGATCACCCGGTGGCAGTCGGAGACGGATTTCCCCGCGCCGATCTTCACTCATGGATCGACGCGGTTCTACGACCCGGCCGCCGTGCGCACCTGGCACGAGTCACACGTAGCGAATACGGGGCCGGCCCGGAAGCGGAGACGCGTTGTCGAGATAAAGCGCGCGGATCCCGACCGCTCGATCAAGTCGATCGCGAGGGAAACTGGATACGCGTGGCAGTCAGTGAAGAACTACCTGACCGACGCCGGCCTGCTCTAGCAAGGCTGACGGATACGCCCTAAAAAGGCTGACGGATACGCCCTGGTCTGCATCTTGCAGGCTAGGGCTTTCGTTTAGGTTCACTTGCAAACGTCCCTGATTCTCGGTATTCTCCGGTCCCAACGGAGACGGACTGCGCAATTTGCGCAGATCCTCGCAAGGATCGTTGATATGTGAACGCTTCAAACCGGGGAGGCCCAATGCCAACCGAAGTACCAAAGACACACACGCAGGCACTAGTCCTGCTTGCGGAGAGTGTCGGTCACGCGCTCGTCAAGTACGGCCACCATCTACGCGGGTTAGACCCGCTCGACGAGACGGCCGGCGACGACCTGGCCGAAGCTGTATCCAACGTCGTGCCGCTAATCGGCGGCGAGTTACCCGAGCCGGAGGCCGAACCGGAAGCGGAAGAAGCTCCCAAGCGCCGCAAGCAACTCAGGCTCACTCACGAACAATGGAGATCGTTGTTCGCCGCCCTGCCGCTTCACTTCACGATCCAGTACGCGGCGAAGGAGTACGGGTATGCGGACAATCAGATCCGCACCGGATTGGCGAAGCTCGGCGACGAAATAGAGCTAGTCAAACCTCCCGAGCCGGGCAGCGGTGACAAGACCGGCACCCGCGCGGCGATTTACCGATTCAAGCGCAACCCCGCGTTCGCCGAACCGCAGCCGTGGGTAGCACCGGACCCGGACGCGGCACCCGAGCCCGACAAGGGGCCAAAGAAGCAACGCAAGCCGCGCCGCCCGGTGATCCAGTACGACCGCAAGGAGTGGCGCAACCTGTTCGTCACGATGCCGCAGCCGTTCACGATCCGGCAGGTTGCCGACCGGCACGGTATGGGCGAGGGTCAGGTACGGCGTGGGCTTGAGAAGGTCGGCGACGAAGTAGTCAAGATCAAAGAAGCGACGATGCCGGCAGGCGGAACCGAGAACAAGGGTCGCGAGGGTGCGCTCTATCAGTTCAACTCGGCGGCGGGTGTGCCGGCCCCGGAACCCGAGCCAACACCCGAGCCAGTCGCAGACGGAGCGCCGATCGCACCGCCGCCAGTCCAAGCCGTGCCGGATCCCGATCCGAACATGCACCCGAACCGGCTTGAGGGCAACCGCGTCAAACCGCAGGTCAGCGACTCCGAGATCAACAAGCTCTTGGATGCGGCGTGGGATGCTGGCTGGGATATTCAGCCGACACAGAGCGGCCACCTGCGCTTGCTCTCGCCGAACCGTGAGGTGAAGCCGGTGTTTGCTCCGACAACCCCGAGCGACCATCGGTCAGTGAAGAACCTGCGAGCGGAGCTTGCGCGCGCCGGCCTCACTCTTCCTGAGCGAGAGCATCGACGATTTGCCGGTCTGCTCCGCTGATCTCGGAAGCACCCGTCCCGTCTGTCTGTGGGGGAGCTACGGCAGGCGGGGCTACCGGGTGCATGACAAGCCAAGCAACCTGAGCCGTCTCAAGTAGGCGGCGCAGCTTGGCCGGGTCCGGTTCGGTGCGCGGCTTCACGCCTGCTGGCCGGTTCGGATTCGACTGCCGCTTGATCTCCTGTATCTCCTGCTGAGTCACGTCGAACACCTGCTTTGCGAGCCGCTGCATCTCGCTCATCTCGCGGGTCGCGGCGTCGTCCCTGGCATCGTTGATCCAGTTGCGGACGGTCTGATCGTTGATGTGCTCGGGCTTGGGGAACCCCGGCACCTGCCCGGCGCGGATCATCCGGCCAAGCGCGGCCCCGGTCGTGCCTTGCTTGAGTGCGATCTCGACGACCGCAGCGCGAAGCTCATCGCTGTGGATCTTCTGAAAATGCTTCACTCGCTTGCCTCCATGATCCGCCGTCCAAGCCACTCGGCGACGTTGACCGTGACCGCGTTCCCCATCATCGCGTAGCGGTGTGAGTCGGGCTTGGGATTCGACTCTCCCGTCTCTACCTGGTCGAGCAGGTGCGTCCACCCGTCCGGGAAACCTTGCAGGCGCTCGCACTCGGTCGGCGTGAGGCGGCGCAGGCCGGTCCGCTGCTCGCCGTCATAGACCGCGCCGGCTCCGGTGTTGTCGAGCGTGCCTGACTCGCCCTCTCGGATACCCCAGCCGTTCGCGCCGGTCTGCGCCGTGCGCACGTTGAAGCTCGGCGCATCGACAAGGTTCTGCGTCTCGTCGCCAGCCGGGCCGCCGCTGCCCTTTTTCCACTTCGCTGTGACCGTGGGCGATACCTCCACGAGATGCCCACCCTGCGCGTCTGAGTCATCGGGGCCGGCAGAGCGGCCGGACTTGCGGGTCAGCGCCGTGACGTACGCGCCGTGCGAATCGAGATCCGTCGTGCGCCCTCCCCCGGACTTCGTGCCAAGCGTGCCGGCGACCACGTTCACGTCGTCTTCTTTGCGTCGTCCTGGTGCTGAGATGCCAGGATTCGCAGAGCCGTGAGTAAGGGTGTCGGCAGAGCGCGTCCGCGCCTCTCCGCTCGGCGCAAAATCCCCGCCGCCGCTTTCGGGCTCAAGAAGAACCGCTCGGGCACGGTCCCCTGTAGAACGTCGGGCAACGACGAAGACGCGTCTCCGCCGCTGGGGCACACCGAAGTATCGGCTGTCCAGCACTCGCCAGGCGAGATCGTGAAACCCGAGCTCGGCCAACGTCGCGAGAACGATTCCGAAATCCCGGCCGTTGTTGCTGGAAAGAAGTCCGGGTACGTTCTCAAGGACGATCCAGCCTCCGTCCCGAACAAGGTCATCGGCAACCCGTGCGAAGGCGAAGAAAAGTCCTGACCGCTCTCCGTGAAGGCCGGCTCGTCGTCCGGCGACTGACAGGTCTTGGCAGGGGAATCCTCCGCAGATGAGATCGACAGGTAGGTCTGCTGCTTCATCCCTGGCTCGGCTGCTAGCGCTCCCGCTACGTCCATCTCCCGGATCTCGTCGCGCTGATTCTGCGCGAACGCTGAGATCGGAGATGTCGGGGAAGCAGGGTGTTCCGGGGAAGTGTCGGGCAAGGACGCGTCTGCATCGCTCGTCGATTTCGCATTGCCAGGAAACAACAAGCCCTGCTCGCTGGAATCCCAGATCGAATCCGCCGACTCCGGTGAAGGTTGACCCGACATTCATACCGCCTCCAAACTGAACGGCTCAAGGCCGAAGTAGCGCTCGATCTGAGCTTCGAGGCGGTACTCCCGCATGAACGGGGTGAACGCCTCCGGGAGCAACGCGAAGCACTTGCGCCGCACGTTGATCCCGTCGTCGTAGAACTTGTGCATCTCGTCGCACATGGCGACCGCGTTGCGCGCGTCACCGCAGATGTCGGCGAGGGTGATCGTGTGCCGGTCGCTCGCCTCCGGGGTGTACGGCTCCATCGGCCGCCAGTAGCCGTCACCCTCGCGCGTCCATGCGCCGTACCTGTAGATCTTCTTGAGTCCGCTCTGCGGGTAGAGATGCGCCGCCCAGGTACGCCCTGTGCAGTCGTGGTCGTACCTGTGTTTCGTGTCGGCGAAGTAGCACCGGCCGTCGCGATCCCTGACCAACTCTTCCAGCATCTCCATCATCGCCGGGGTCAGCGGCCGGTACGTTCCGAGACTTCTCATCTGAGCGCCCCTTCCAGCAATTCCCAGTCCGGGATGTCAGAGTCAAGGTGTGGCCCGTCCCAGTCTCCAAGCTGGGGCTGGCCGTCTCCGAACTCTTCGATCGGGGCGAGCCACCCCTCCATGCGCTCCCCATCGGCGACGGTGATCCCGACACTGAACGTGTCCTCCATCTCCCCGTCCTCCCCGATCACGGGTCCGACCGCGATCAGCGCGAGCCGCTTGAAGTGGCGGCGCTCGATCAGCGGGACGAGCCGCTGCTCCCAGGTCAGCCGGCGAAGCGCGGCCTGCGCGAGCGCTTCATTGGCGACCATCAGAAACGCGCCGCTCTGCCCGTCGCCGTTGAGCAGGAAGAAATGAACGAGCGGATTTACTGACCGGCTCTCGACGGCATCTTCTGCCTGAGCCTTCACGTAGTCAACGAACTCCCGGTACTTCATCGCCACGGCCTCCAACAATCGTGCCGCGAGACGCGCACGTAGCCAACGCCGTCGAACCGCAGGGCGTCGGCGAGAGCGGAAGTCAGATCCCACTCCCTGCCGGCGATGTACGGACCACGGTCGATGACCGGAGCCTTCACCGTCCGGCGCGCGTGGCGGAAGTACCACGTCGAGCCGAAGCTGTGCGTCTTGTGCGCGACCCCGATGGTGCCGGGGTTGTACGCGATCCCCGATGCCGTGCCTTCGGGCGCATACCAACTCGCGAGATCGTGGCCGGCGCTCCGCTTGCACTCGGCACGATGCTTGCGGACGGATCTGCGGAGCTTGTTCATCCGCCCCTGACAAACCGGCCGATCAACAAAGTCCTGATCGGATCCGGTGATTGAGCGCCGCACCCTGAGTCCCTGATTGAACTTCTTGGCCGGCACGACTTCGCATCCCGGTTTAGGTGGTGACATAGAGCCCGCTCCCGCCAGGGATACCGCTGCTACTACGAGCGTTGTGAGTCCTGCAACCTTCGCCATAATCTTCTCCCGTTTTCCAGTCGAAGATCCGGCGCGGCCAATGCCACTCGATCGCCTCGACTGATTCCCCGAGCTCCCGGTATGCGCACTCGATGCGCGTCACGATCACGATTTCGATCTCGATCATTTGGGGCTCCCTTCACACGACTCGCACACGACCAGCGCGGCGAACGTGAGCGCGAGAGCGCTCGGCTTGAATGGCGTCGTGAGACGGATTTCCTGTCCGCACCCGTGACACCGCGTCTTTACGATCTGCTCGTCTTCAAGCCAGATCGCCTCCGGTTCCCATCCGTGGGCAACGTGTGTTGCGTCCATAGTTAGAACCTCGGTTCTGCGGTTGTGTTTTCGGTCTTAGAAACGGCCTCGACGAAGCGCATCCGGTCCCCGTTGAACTCGACGGAGATCCGGCCCGGCGTTCCGTTGCGGACCTTGGTGAAGTAGGCGATGCCGGAGTTGAGCTTCCGGCCGGTGGCATCGTTCTGATCGCGATGCACGAAGAGCACGTTGTCCGCGTCGTTCTCAAGCGAGCCGGTGCCGCGCAGGTTCGCGCCGTTGGGCGGCGGCACAATGCCGTCCCGCACGGTCGGCTTGCTGACATGCGCGCAGAGCAGGATGTGGCAGTTGGCCTGCGACACCTTCGGGACTTCGTTGAGCACGCGCGACTTCTCGTCGAGCTCGGTTGTCAGGTTGCCGCCTGGGAGCTTGTGGAAAATGTCGATCGCCGCGATGTCCCACTTGCGTCGGCGAATGTCGCGCGCGAGATCCTGAGCCGTCCACCCTGCGCAATCGGTAATCCCGAACGGCATGTGTCCAAGCCGGGCGACAACCTTGCGCGCCTCTTCCATCTGCATCGGTTCGCTTTCGAGCCGCGAGAAAGACACGTCGGCGAGACGGGCGAGGGTGCGCAGCGCGCGCTCTTCGGGCGTCATCTCGTTGATGTAGAGATGCGCGCGCAGGTCGAGCCTGATTGCCGCGTGCTCAAGGATCTGGTCAGCGATGACGGACTTGCCGTGACTCGTGTACCCGGAGATCAGCGTCAGCGCCCCGCGCCTCAAACCCCCGTGAATGAGCTTGTTCAGCCGGGGCCAAGGCGTCGGGAACACCTCGGGGTGCGAGTCGAGGTAGTCGAACAGCAGATCGCCGACCTGCTCGGGGTTGTAGCTGTGGGCCGGGAGCGGACCGCCCGTGAGAAGCTTGCCCTCGATCGCCTTGATCTGCTCCCAGTCCTCCAAGCCGGCCGACTCGATCAGGCCGTAGCCGGCTGCCTGGTAGTCGCGCAGGTGCGCACACTCGACGACCCGCTCGGCGTAATGGAGCGCGTGCGCGAGGCTCGGCACCCTCGTTAGCATCGCCTCGACGCGCGCGTTCCACTCGTGCGGCTGGATGCTCTGATCCTGCACGGAGCACTCTGCCGCAACGGTCACGTTGTCAATCGGATCGGTTGCCTCTTCAAGCTCGATCATCACCGCGAACATGCGGCGCAGAGTCGGCACGTAGAAGTGCTCGGGCTTGAGGCCAGCCTCCCCGGTGAGCTTCGCCAGCATGATCGGTGTCAGAAGCAGGCATCCCACGACGGCCTCTTCTGCGCCCTGGTCGTGCGGGACTCGGGTGTCGCTGCCGATCATCGCGCCGCCCCCGCGAGCACGACTTCGCTGGCCCGGTCGAACGGGAACTCTCCCGCCCTGCGCGCCTCGGCGATCTCGTCATCGGTCATCACCGATCGCGTCTCGCGGATCTTCTTGGCGGTCGGGCGCTCGACCTGTGGCCGCATCTCGGCGAAGCGCTCTACGTTGTCGCCGTTGCGGAAGATCAGGCCGATCGAGTTGTACTTCTTACCGCCGTGCGCCACGTCGTTCGCGTGGTCGCGGCCCATATGCCAGTCGCTCGACGCGCACCCGTCGATGGCGGCGATCAGCGTGTCGGGCGGATAGCCGTCGTTCAGCCGGGCGAGGATCTTGCGTTTGCGATCGTCCGTGAACTTCGGCCGGCGCTGCGGCTGCATCGCCTCGATCCAATGGTCGAACACGGCGCGCGCAATGGTTGCTTTCGGGTCGCTACTCCGGCCGTTGGGACTGACGGTCTTTGAGGGTGAAGTTTCTTTACTTGTTTCTTTCTCTGGTTCTCTTTGGTTCTGGTTCCTTATGGCCTGGACATTTGCGTCCCCTAGGTTGTGCCCATTTGCGTCCCCTTTGGCCTGGACATTTGCGTCCCCTTTGGCCTGGTCAGATTTGTCCTCTGGTTCCTTGAAGATCAGGTGGTACGAGTCCCGTGCTCGCGACCCGTTGGAGTGGACGTGATGCTGCCGTTCGAGCGCGCCGGCCTGCTCCAATTCGATGAGCGCACGGCGCACGGTCTTGACCGCGAACCCGGATGTCTCGGCGATGAGCTCGACGCTGGGAAACGCTTCGCCCGTCTCGCGGTCGGCCCACTTGCCGGCGAGCAAGGTGAAGACCTTGAGGGCCGTGGTACTGATCCGGTCCAGCAGATGCAGGGGGACCACGGCGTATGGTCCAATGTCGGATCGCAGACCGCTCACACCCGCATCCCGACTTGCTTCTGCCTATGAACTGTGTTACGATTGGGCACACTTTCGCGAATTACCCGTCCTCGATAGAACGGGGAAACTGCGAAAGTCCTGCTAATCGCACACAAAGGACTGTTCGTGAAACCTCTAAGAAATGCCGGTCCGCACCGGAACGCAAAAAGTGGAATACTCCCGGACTTCGGAAATTGCTCAGACACGGGGAGTGCAACATGGAGCACAGGCACAGTTGGAGGAGAACTGTGAACCTGGACGGTTACATCAGAGTCAGTAGGGTCGCCGGCCGAAGCGGGGATAGCTTCATCAGCCCCGGCGAACAGCGCCAGAAGATTTCGGATTGGGCCAAGTCCAACGGCTACACGATCTCGAACTGGTACGAAGAGCTCGACAAGTCGGGCAGCACAACGGATCGACCGATGCTTATGGAGATCGTCGATCGCATCGAGAAGGGAGCGACCAGCGGCATCGTCGTCGCGAAGCTCGACCGCTTCTCGCGCACGCTGCTCGGCAGCGCCGAGATCATCCGACGCATCGAAGCGTGCGAGGGCGAGTTCTTTTCCGTCTCCGAAGGATCCCTCAAGGATTCCCAGGGGCGGCTCTACAGGAACATCCTGCTCGCCGTTGCGGAAGGCGAGTGGGATCGCGTGAAGCTGCAATGGGTCGATGCGCGTCGGAATGCGATCAACCGGGGTTTGTTTACCGGCCCTCATGTTCCCTTCGGGTACACCAAGCCCCCTGAGTTCGATGCAGAGGGCAAGAAAATCGACGACCGTCAACTTGTACCAAACAAAGATGCGGAAGGCGTCAAGGCTATGTTCGCCGCGCGCGTCGAAGGCCGCAAAGTGCGGCAGATCGCGGAGATGTTGAACGATGCCGGGTACAAGCCGGTCCGTAGTCAGCGGTTCACCGCCGCGTCCGTCCACAAGATGCTCCGCAACCGGACCTACCTCGGGGAAGTGCGCAGCGGGCAGTTCGTTCGTCCCGACTCGCACGAGCCGTTGGTCGGACCGGCCGTGTTCGAGTTCGTTCAGCCGACACCGCGCGCCGCACGTTCGCTCGAAGCGAAGAGCCTGCTCGCCGGCCTGCTCCGTTGCTCGGGCTGCCGTCATGTCATGGTGCAGGCGAAGGGTCGGCGTGACGCGGCGAAGTTCGACTACCGCTGCCGCAAGGACCACCACGAGTCCGGCCTGTGCGAAGTCTGCTCGATCGTCAAGTCTCAGGAAGTCGAGCAGTTCGTCGTCAAGCAGTTTTTGAAGAAGGTCAAGACGATGCCCAAGAGCAGCGAGTTCGACGACGCCCGTCGCGCGCTCGATGCGGCAGAGCACGAGTACGGCCTCTACATCGCAGACGACGACTTCGCCCATCAGATCGGCCACGATCGCTGGAAGGCCGGAATCATCCCACGCAAGGAACGGGTAGACCAGGCGCGCATTGAGCTCTCGGCGGCCGCAGCGCGCGAGCGTAGCCTTGACTTGGGGATGGTGGGCGACGACTGGCAGGATCTCCCTGTTGGGGAGCAGCGCGAGTTCCTGTCAACCGTGATCGATGGGATCTTCATCCGTCCGGGGGAAGCTGTCAAGGACAGGGTGAAGATCTGCTGGACGGGCGAGATGCCCGAGGTTCCGATGCGGGGCCACTCGAAGTACGTGCTGCAACCGTACTCGTGGTGAGTCCTGTAATCTGATCGGACTCCGGGCTGGCATCATCCGTTCCCTGAGAATCACGACGCAGCGAAGCCCCGACCTCCACAAGAGCGTCGGGGCTTTGTTGCATCTGAGCCGAAGTTTGCCGTCAGGAGCGTTTGGTAATAAGCCTCCATGTTGCGAACGGATTCGCAGGATCAGGCAGAAGCTCTCGCGCGCATCGTCAGAGAAGTGGAGCGCACGAGCAAGCCCCTGGCCCCGGCCGCAGCGCGTCGGGTCCGGGAGGACTTCTTCTGGGGCCGGCACTACGAAAGGACATAGCCATGCCGCTCGCCGATACCAACGTAGATCTGACGACCGTCCTGATCGTGCTCGCGATCATCGCCCTGCTGTTCTTCATCTTCGGCTACGTGCGCCGCTAGAGCTCGACGACCTGAACCTCAACATCAGCGTTACCGAAGTCCTTGATTAGAACCTCGCGGACGATCTGCGCGTCGTCGCGGTAGATCACCCCGGTCATTGCATCCTCGACGGCGCGTGCCAGCTTGAGCACGTCGGGTTTCTTGGCCGGGTACTCGGGCGCTGAGTCCTTGAGCTTGCCGGCGTTCTTCCCGGTGCCGTAGTGACCCTTCGGGCGGGGGACGTGAAACCGGAACTGCACGAAGAGCGCGCCCTCCATAAGCTCGCGCCCACGGTGCGCCTCTCCCGCGATCTGCGCGACCTGATCTTTCCAGGGCCGCGCCTTCTTGTTGGCATCTGACACCTGCACCCGCTGAGTCTTCGGGTTGTACCAGCCGGACTTTGAGCCGGCCGGTTGCGGCGTACCGTGGACGACGAAGCTGACCGCTTTAGGCGGCGAGGTTGTCGGCGACCCGTTGGACTGCCTTGGCTCTGTCAGGGTGGGCGTAGACATCGTGCAAGAGTCTGGGGTTAGTATGGCCGAACATCACGACGGCGGCGTCTCTGTCGAGAACCCCCCGGTCGGCCAGAGTCGTCGCGTAGTGGTGGCGCAAGAGATGCCAGTTCATGTCCTCTAGACCGGCTGCCTCGCGGACAGGTTTCATCAGACGGTGGAGCTTCTGCCGCGTCAGCTTCTTGCCCTCGTGCGAGAAGAGCAGACGGTTCACCGATCGGCGTTGCAGAACGTGCGCGACCTCGGGCGGCGCAGGTACTACCCGGTAGGTATCGTGCTTGCCGATCAGGTGTATCCGCATCGAATCGGCGGACGAATCAAGCTGATGAGGTTCAAGCCCTACAAGCTCGTGTAAGCGCAAGCCTGTCTGACTGGCTGTATGGATCAGATCATGCACGAGAAGGGCTGTAGCGCCCGTGTGGACGACGAGAGCCGTGCTTGCAGCATTTGTTACTTGCTCCTGTGTCGGCGGCATCTTCGTCTTCTTCTTGCGCGTGACCGCGAGTCCCGTGAAGGGGTTGTCCTCGCAGATCCCGAGCTTCACCCCGTACTGAAATAGCGCCTTCACGTAGCGCGCCGAAGAGAACTGATCGTGCGCCCAGAAGACCGCCTCAAGTCGGATGACCGATGCTGCCGGCCGGGGTCCGTATCGAGCGGCGAAGCGCGCCGTCATCTGCCGGTTGTGCGCGTTCGTGTGCGGCTCGATGTCCGGCCTCGTGACCCAGCGCTCGACGAGCTCGTTGATCGTCACCGTTGGGTAGGGCGAGCGCAGCGTTCGGTCGATCGCGGCCTGCGCCTGGTCCTGTTGCTCGAAGGTGGCAATCCATAGTTGCCGATCTCCGAAGGTGATCCGTGCGCCGTACTTACCCGAGCGCCGGACGATGGTTCCGTTTGTCATGTCTACTCCGATCGTTTACGTGCGGAACTCTTTGCACCCGCACGCTGTGTGTCTGCACGCTCCGTAGAGAGTGTGCTCTTGAAGAGTATGCGAGCACAGGCAGACTGCTTCGCCCGGTTCGCGTTTCTCCTTGCGTTCAATATCGGCACGGTCCGCGTCCGTCATTACAGAATGCGGGTGCGGGTACAACTGCCCGTCCACCGCCCTCTCTGGATTGCGAGAGGCCCAGCGGTTCATCTCGACTCACGCGGGGAATGGTCCTGTAACTTCGTCATCTATCCATACCATCTTGCCCGTCGCCGGATCTTCTTTCGTCGCCGCTGACATCAGCGCATCGAACCCTTCGCCCAGTAAGGCTCCCAGATCGTCGTCCGAGTAATACCGCCCTAGCATTGTGAAGATTCCATCGAGATAGGTTCGGTAGCCCTGCAACGTGGCAGTGGCGACTTCGACTGCAACTGCATTCGCGAACTCCAACTTCTCTTCCGTGTCGAGAATGATCGCCGTATCGCCCTTGCCTATCTTGTCGCCGGGGTCGAAGTACGGCGTGTCCGCTGTGGCCTGCTCACTCACTTGATCTACTCCTTGGTCGTGCGCATCCAAGCCTCAATGCTCGAATGCTGCTTCTTGCATATATCGCACGGTACTCGCTCTGGGAAATCGGTGTTGGAGTTCACTTGGAGTACCCAGCCGTCGTCGCACTCTTCTACGGGGCATTCACCCCGGATGATGTAGATCTCGGCCTGCACGTCCTTGAGCGTTTTCTGCGCCATCTCGTGAGCCTTCGCCCGAGCGTCCTCCAAGCTCGCGCGCGGGTGAAGAAACATCCAGAGCTCCATCCGGCGCTCGAACTTGCGCTTCATCTTGAAGAGCGCTTGAGCCTCGGGCGGTTGCCGGCGCATGGCGCGGTGCCTGCGCTGCCAATGCGAGATCTGCATCCCCGTGCAGTAACCCATGAAAAGCATCCAGCAGAGCCAGAGAATCCAGAAGATGTCGTGAGCCGTGAGCGCGGCCGTCACGCGAGATCCCGAGAGAAGGTGGGGTCCGCGCCGAGCTTGCGCTCGCGAACGATCCGCTCGTGACCTTCCTTGGCCTCTTCTTCTGTGCTGTAGCGAAACATGTACTCGTTGTACGGACCGCCGAAGATCATCGTCTCGAAGATCAGCGGGGGCAAGGGATTGTCCGTGATGTATGAGAGCGAATGGTCGAGCCCGAGCCAAACGGTCGAGACGTATTCGCCCGCGCTGATCTTGTCCACGGCAACCGATCGATCCTGCTCGAACAGGAACGCCCACCCCTCAAGGGAGATCGGGTTCCCGTCGCGGTCGTAGTACATGCTCATCTAGCCGTCGCCCCTCCCACGCTTGCGCGCGACGAGCTTGGTCTGACTCGTGCGCTTTACGTGCTCCGATTCATTGAACGGTTCCCCGAGATCGACCGCGTTCTGGATCGCGACCGGCAGGGTGTCCCAGTTCACCTTGCGTGATTCCGAGCCCACAATACTAATTTCTCGGTCCTTGCCGTATTCAAGTGGTCCGTGTCCGTCTACCCAGTTGCGCAGTTCTTTGGTCAGGCGGCGGCTCTCCATCTGGTGAAAGTCCCGCGCCTCTGCCACCCGGCGCGCGTCCTCTTCGTCGTCGATCTCCGCGCCGGCCATGTCGCGAAGCTGCGCGACGAGCGGACACTCTGCGGCGGCGGGGCATCGGTTGCAATGCGCGCCGGGGATCGCCGGGAACTTGCCCGTGTCCCATGCCTGGTGGACCTTCTGCACTAGATCGATGATGTACCCCAGGTGATCGCGCAGGTCGAGCCGATCGCGGTAGCTCGTGCGCGCGGCGAGCGCATCCTCGAACACGTAGCGCGGGTAGACGACGCTCGACTCGAACATCTGGATCTCGGGTCCGAGTCTTACGCCGTCGTCCGTTTCCCCGTAAGCGGTCAGCACGTCGTAAAAGATCGACTGGAAATCGTTCTCCCAGTCCTCCTGGTTCTTCATCGCCAGGCTTGACTTGTAGTCCCAGATCCGGGCCATGCCGGGCGTCACGCGCAGCAGGTCTACGACCCCGCGAATGATCGTGCCGTCCGGGAGCTCGTGCCTCCACTTCTGTTCTACCCCGAAGATCAGCGCCGGGTCGAGCACGGTATGCGTTGCCCAATGGAAAACCATCAGCCGCACCGCGTCAACCTCACTCGGCGGGAGCACCCAGTCGGAATGATCGGCCAGCACTTCGGCGAGCATGTCGCGAGCGATCTCGGGCGGGACCGATGTCTCGTCCTGGGTCAGCATGAGCACGGTCAGTCGCTCGACCGTCTCGTGAAAGAGCGACCCCCGGATCATCGCGGCCGACGGAGCGCCGCCTCGATACTTCCGGTAGAGATACGCCGAGCGCGGACACTCCGCGAACTTCGCGAGAAACGTCTGCGACATCATCGACGGCTTGCTCACCCAGTCCGCCTCGGGGATCGGCGGCAGGTCGCGGTAGTAGACCTGGTTAGACATCGGACTAAATTCAGACCTCGGACTTGACCTTGCCGGTGTTCAGCGTCCGCACGTCTTCATCGCTGCCGTGCTCGAAGATGATGTACGGATCGTTGCCGGGTCCGTGGTGCGGGGCGTAGGGCCGCTCGCCGTCGATCTTGAAGAACTCGCACGCCTCGTGCCGCTCGACGAGCAACACCTGATCGAGTAGCCAGCGCTGCCATGAGCGCCGGTCATACGTCGCCGGAGGAACCGGGAACAGGTGAGCGATGTTGATCTCGCGATCGTGGTAGCTGTCCTGAACTTCGGCGGTGATTATCAGCGTCAGGCCGGAGCACCCTTGGCTCCGTTCGAGATCGACGAGCCGGACGCTCCATTCCTTGTATTCGCATTGATCGACGAGCTCGATTAGCTCGGCTGGATCGGGTGCTTCCTGAATCATTTCTTGTCCTCCGCTGGGAACTCGGGGTGCTGTGACTTCATGTGCGCCGCCAGTTGTTTGAACGTGCGGTTGCAGCACGGGCAGACGCCGGCCGACGCGCGCTTCTTGAGCCGGGTGTTGTGGCCCTTCAATGCGACGGCCGACGCTTCGGCCTGGTCCGCGCGAGCGACGGCGCGAGCCGCTGCGCTGCGCTGCCGTTCGACTTCTTTCTTGAGCCGCTTGACCTCCGTATCGGAGTAGGCGATCCTGTGGCCGTTCGGACACCAGAAGTTCCGGCCGTCCTCCCGGCAGGACTCGTGCATCGCCTCCGGCATCGCGAAGTCCACGGCGCATTCGCCGCACTCGACGATGGTCAGCCGCTTGTCAAGTCTCAGCACGGTCATTGCTTCTCCTTGTCGGTAACGACGAACTCCTGAAACCGCGCGTTGCGATCGAGCTCGTCTTGCATGAATTGATTGAGGGCGCGGTGGTATGCCTCCGCGAGCCGGTCGTTGCGCTTGCCCTGCTCGTGCAGCAGGTAGAGCCCGATCGCAAGTCCGAAGATCGCGCCGAGCAGGAACACGTCGATGTACCGGATGAGCGTCACGCCGCGTCCCCTACGCACTCGCAGGTGTCATAGCCCTCGACCGGCTCAAGCGGGAGCAAGCAGTTGTGGCATACCTGCGTGCCGCACTCATTCTCCGCATCGATGATCTCTTGCGGGGGAGCGCCGGCATCGCAGATCGGGCAGTAGTCCGGCTCGTACTCGTCCGGTTCGCGGAAGCGTGTCTCGGGCGGTCCGCCGTTGCCGCGCGTAACCCACGCTCTGTACGTGTGGCCGTGTTCGCATTCGACGTAGGTCGGGTGGCTCATGCCGCCGTCTGGGTCTTGTCGAGCACGTCGAGCATCGAGTCGCGCAGGGATTCCAGCGCGTCGCGGTTGCTCCATGCCGACTGCAAGGATGCGTGAAACTGTCCGGGCGGCTTGCGCGCCTTGAAGCTGGGATCCGCGTCGCAGATCTGCTTATAGAGCTCGCGGCACTCCGAGATCAACGCTCTCCCGCCCTGGTCATCGAGAGGTTTCGGAGCATCGACCATCGGAGCGCCCGGCCCCATCGTGATTTCGCGAAGGCGCTTGGGGTCGTTCTTGGCGATTGCGAGAACGCCCTGCCGCACTTGCTCTGGCACGAAGTATTTGAGTGCGTTGCGCTGCGCCTTGGAGAGCGCCTTCGTGAACGCGAACTCGTCGCGCACGGTGTCATCGTCAGCAACGAACTTCTTGTTCTTGCGGTAGCGCTGCGCCGTGTCCGGCTTGAGCTTCATCCGGGCCGGCTGTTCGGCCGTGCCCCAGTAGCCCTGGCCGCTCGCCACGTCTTCGGCGTATACCGAGACGCGCACGAACGACTGGCCGTCTTCGTCGTAACGCTCGACCACGGGCGGGGTGTCGCCGACGCGGATCTGCCGACCCGTTGTCTCGACGAGCAGGCGGATCGCCTCGCGCACACCCGCGAACGAAAGATCGGTTCCGGTCGGGATCTTGTAGACCAGGACTTCGGACATCCGGCCTTCGATCTCTTCGATGATCTGGATCTCGTCGGCGCGGTCCATCGCCCGGTATGGGGCAGACGGATCGCCCGGCTCTACGGGCGCGAGCTCAAGAGAGGACGGGACGACCCCGGTTGATGCGCGCTCGGTTTTATCTGGTCCGAGCTCCCCGGAGCCGTCCCGATGGTTCGGCGGATCCTCGTCAGCCGGCCTCTCGGTAGTGCCGTCCGGCGCGCTGGGAAGCGCCTGGTCGTCAAGCGAGGGCTGCGTGAAGCTCTCGTCCGAGTTGGGCGCGTCCTCGGTTTGATCCGCCGAAGTTTTCTTAGCACGCTTGGCGAGTTCTTCGTCGAACCGGGACTTGTCGGCTGCATCGGCCATTTCCCGAAACGTACCACATTTTATGGACGGAACCCCAGTTTGCCGCTTACCTACGCTGTGTGCGACGTTCCTGCTTGTGTTTCCGCACCGCTCCCATCACGCCGGCCCCCTTGCCCTGGGACTGGCGCTTGTTCTTGGTCGCGTAGAAGATCCGCTCGCCTTCCTTGACGCCGTAGTGCTTGAGCATGGCCGCGCGAGCTTTGCCGGCGCTGCCCTTCTTGCCCCCGAAGTAGCGGTTGTACTTATCAACCGGCATCGACTACCTGATCGTCGGCCGGGGGCCGCGAGGGTTGCGCTTGGGGCGCTTGGTCAGCGGCGAAGGGTTGCGCTTGACGGCCGGGTACTTGCCCTGCGTCCGCTTGTACGGGAGCGCGTTGACGATCGTCTGTCCGGTCGGCTGGGTCTGAGTCTTGAGCGGACCGTTGTCGATCTTGCGACCGCCGCCGCCGAGGTAGGTCGCGCCGCCGCTGCCCACCTTGCCGCTCGGCAACTTGACCGTGCCCCCGCCCTTCCGGGTCGGGTTCTTCCCGAACTTCCCCGTGACCCACCTGATCGAATCCCTATCGCTGCGTCTCGCCGGCCCGACCGGGCGCGTCTTCGCGCTTGCCCCGCGTGCGCCAGGAACGCGAGTGCGCAGGTTCGCCTTCATCCGCGCCGTGTTGCGGTCGTACTTCCTAGCCAGTTTTCTTTGACTAGTGGCGAAAAAATACTCTCCGAGTCCCATCGTTCAGTCCTCCACGCCGCTAGCGGCTTCGTCCGCGAGCTCCTGCTCGTCGGGTGTGTTTGCTCCCCCATCGACGTAATCGCCGGCAGGTACTTCATATCCCACGATGCTCGCGATGATGAGCGCGATTGCTCCGCTTACTTCTGGGTCGAGTTCGATCGCGTAGTGCGAGACGGCCCACGCCGCGACCAACGAGATCAGGGTGTACGCCAGCTTCGGCGAGATGTTGAATGGCAGGCTCGTGACGAGCTTCGGTTTGGTGCTGGTCGTGGTCATCAGTCGTCGTAGTCCTCTGCGCGAGTGCCTTCGGGGAGATCGGTGTGCGGCTCTTCGGGAGACTCGGCAACGTCGTCTACGTCTGGGTCCACCGTCTCCGTGGCCGGCGTCGGCAGTTCAACCTCGGCCTCTTCGGTGGACGTAAGCGGCTCGTCGCCCTCGGGCGGAAGCTCAACCTCGGGGCCGGGCTTCTCGGGCAGGGTGTCCTCTGCCGGCTCGCCCTCGGTCGGGTCGGGTGCGGTTTCGTCGGGCATGGTTAGCCCCTCCAATCTGATTTGTAGTCGCGCACGTCGAAGTGGACGAAAGTTCCGTACAGGCCAAGGCCACCCTTGCCGCTCCGCTTCTTGGCGCGCAGCGCATTGAGCGTCCGGTGCCAGTCGCTCGGTCTGCCCTTGGCGCATGTGATGTCGCACGCCTGGTCGTTCCCGTCGTGCGACGTGTAAACGTGGAAACTGTTCGACGCGCCGCCAATGCTCGCGTTGTACGCCTTGGTCCGGTAACCGGAGTTGATATGCACGTTGCCGTACTTCTTGCGCAGCGGTTCAAGGAACTGGCGGCAGAGATATTCCAGACCGTTGTAGTCCCGCTTCTGAACCTTCGCGCCGTTGTGACAGTCGAACTCTTCGACGACGAAATGTTTTGAGAGCCTGTGCCGTGTTGCCATTTCGATTCCTCATCCGTGAGGGGGCGCGTGGCTGGGTGTCCTTACCCCGCCATCGGAAGCGCGCCCTGTATGCGTCCTAGCTACCTCACTCCTACAGACTGTACGGGAAACCGGACGGATTGTGCGTTTTCGCACAAGTCACTCCCCCTGCTCGCGCTTCGCGTCGTCGAGCCGTTGCTTCGCGTAGACCGCGCCGGCCGTGACCCCGGCCACGAAGACCGCGCCCAGAAGCTCATACGCCCGTGGCGGGTCGAGCACGTCGAACACGCCGATCGAGAGCAGACTGCCGAAGAATGCCGACACTCCTGCCCAGCGCGCTACGTCGTGCCTGCGCTTCTCGCGAGCGGTCATCACTTGTACCGCAGGTGGCGAACCTTGAACCCCGAGAGGTAGCCCGAGTTCATTACCGAGCGCGGGATCCAGCCAGCGCCGCCGCCAGGGTTCGTCCCGGAGGTTCCCCAGAAGTGGCCGTTGATCTCCATGAATACGTGTCCCTGGTTGTAGTAGACGTTGACCGCGCCCTTGCCCTTGGCGCGACCGGGCCGGCCCCAGTTGCCGAAGTCGCCCGACACCTGAACCGGACGCCCGAGCGCGAGACTGACCGCCGCCGAGCAATCGATCGGCTTGCCGTCGCCGACCTTGGAGGGCCGTCCGTGTCCGCCGCCGTAGAGGTAGCGCCGCTTCTCGTTGTTGATCCGGTCGGCGCGCGTCTGCACCTTCACGAGCGCACTCGGCATCGTCGCCTTCACGCCGGTCGTCGGTTGCGCCTTGTCGGACGGCAGGTTGCGCGGAACCGCGAGCTTCGGATCGGCGAGCGTCGGCGCGACGTAGGGCTTGGGCATAACGCTCGGGACAACGGGCGGCGCTGTCAACGCTCCACCCTGACCCGGCCTGCCGGACAGGTACTTGCTCGGGTCGAGCATCGTCGGAATGCGAGGTACGAGTAGCTGCGCCATCAGCGCCCCCTCTTCACGATGCGGTAGCGCACGGGCGCAAGGCCGTTGACCCCGAGCCGACGTGCGACCGGCGATGTCAGGTCGATCTTGCGGCCAACGCTGCCCTTACGAGTTTTCACCCTGCCGCCGCCCGCGCCGATGTCGCGCTTGACGATCACGATCCTGCGCTTGTTCGGACCCTCTACCTCGATCTTGGTCCCGTAGGGCAGGTTGCCCATTGCCGAGAAGTCCTGCGCGCTCGGGTTCTTTGAGAGCTCGGCGAACGACTTCCAGCGTCTATTGAGGTTGTCGCCCTTGTAGCCCTGCGAGTCCGAGAAGACAGACGCGCCGGCCGTCTTCCAGCCACCCCCGTCGCTCGACTTCTGCCGCGTCTTCGGCGTGGGCGTCGAGCCGTCCGAGCTCACCGTTTCGGCGGCTGCCTGCACGAGCGACTGAGCGGCTGCCTCTTCGGGCTTGGGCAACGCTGGGACCGGCGCGAGGGTGACCGTGCCGCCCGTGGGATCGGGGGTTCCGCTGAGGTACTTGGACGTGTCGAAGATCGGTGCCACGGCCGGCGTAGACATCTGGATCGGGTTCGGCGTTGCCTGCGTTACGAGCGGCGGGGCGGTGTCCGATGTCGCGCTCGTGTCGCTCGATGCGCCATTGCTCTTCGCCTGGGGCTGCGCCTTGGGCGCTGCCTTCTTCTGGCCGGGGTAGGTCGCGTTGCTGATCCCCGAGAGAATCTTCGAGACGTAGTTGCGCGTCTCGGCGTAGGGCGGCACGCCGTTGTATTGCTGCACCGCGCCCTCGCCAGCGTTGTACGCCGCGAGCGCCTTGCGGTAGCTGCCGTACTTACGCACGTAGCTCGCCATGTGCTGCGCTGCCGCGTCGAGCGCCTGCATCGGATCGTTCGGATTGACCCCCCAGGCGCGCGCAGTCGCCGGCATGATCTGCGCGATCCCCTGAGCGCCGGCCGACGACCCCGCGTGTGGATTGAACCCCGACTCGGCGTTGATCTGCCGCACGAAGATCCGGGGATCAAGCCCGTACTTCTTCGCCGCGTTGCGCGCTGCGGCCTGGTAGTGAGCGACCGTGGACATTGCCCCTAAAGCCCGCCTCCCAGGTTGTCGATAACCGCGCCATGCGAGTCTTCGGCTTTTCTGATTGGACGATCGCCACCGCGCGAACTCTTGGGTTTCACCTGACGATGGTCATTTGGTCGTGCGCTGTGATCGCGATCACTTGGGCGCTCTGGTGGTACGTCGGCGGGATTTGGTGGGTCTTTCTTGGGATCTCCCTCTGTGCGGCGAACAAGGTTGAGCGGCGCGCGGCGCGGCTGTGGCGCGTCCACCGCAGTAGGGTTGTCAGTAATGCAAGTCCTGCTTGACCCCTTCTTCATCGCGATATACCTGTTCCTGATCGGCCTCCCCGTCGCCGCGCTGGGGATGCGCATCGAAGAGTCCGGGCACGAGCGCAAGAACGACTGGATCAGCGGGATCGGCACCGCCGTTGAAGGCGTAGCGATTGCGCTCACGTTCCCGATCCTGTATCCGATCTTGATCGTGACGGTCTTCTTGGCTGAGATCTGGATCGACGCGATCCGGGCTGTGCTCTCACTCATTGGCTAACGCCCCCTCCCTGCGCAACGCCGCCGCCCTGCGAGATGCCGCTGCCTTGCGAGACGCCGCCACCGCTGCTCCCACTGGATGATCCGCCGCCCTTCTTTTTCTTCTTCGCCGGGGCGTTGCGCGCCTGAACCGCGTTGCGCAGCACGTCGGGATCCTGAACGTCCATCCCGAGGTAGTGCATGACCATCAGCTTCGCCGTGACCCGCTCGTTCTGGTACTTGCGGCGCTGCTTATCGGCGCGCACCGCGTTAGGCGACGTGACGTTGATCGGGCGCTCGGAGAACGGGAGCGAATCGCTGCCGGCGCGACCCCGCGAGCGGAACCGATCGAGCTCGCGCGCTGCGAACGACGAGCCGACCATCTGATTTGCGAAGACACGCGCCGCTGTGCCAACGCCGTAGTTTTCAGGGCCGGTGTACGGGTCGCTCCGCTGACCGTGGACGTTCACGTAATTCAAGCGGCTGCGTGCGTCACGCCGTGAGGTCGCCGTGAACGCGGCTGCGGCTGCCGGGGGCAGAAGTCCGAGAGCACTCGCCGTGTCCTGATCGTTGAAGAGCTCCATCAGGGAGTTCCCTGTCGGGACGTACTTGCGGGTGTCGATGATCCGCCCCCCGATGACCGGGAACTTCTCGGGGAGCTTCATGTTGCCGAGCATGTCGGCAGGCGGTTCTTCCCCGAAGATTCCCGTGAGCTCTTCGTTGTTCATTTTGATGAGTTGCGAAGCGATGTTGAGCAGAATCGGGTGGCGGGAGGGCAGCGTCTTGAACGCCCAGCGGAGCGAGAACCGGATCCACGGGTAGAACATGACCGTGTTGTTTGCGACCCGCTCTGCTTTGGAAAACTTCGTGAAGTCGCCGAGCGCTTCGTCGATCAGATTCCCGTAGTGCTCGATGTGCTTCGAGTTGGCGCGCAGCCATTCGGTCTGCTTCTCGGGCGGCAGCTTCGTCACGTCGATGAGCTTGTTCATCAGGCCGTTGGCCTCGCCCATGTGCTTGTTGAGATCGACGAAACGCTTGTCGGAGTTCATCATCTTGTAGAGCGCGGCAAGTCGGAACGGCTGGTTCGCCGTCCGACGCTCAAGGTGCATCCATGAGTCCGTCAGGCTCTTGAGCGGCGTCCGTCCGGCGAGTCCGATCTCGTGAAACTGCGCCCACAATGCCTGAGACTTGGCGGTGAACTTGTTGCCTGCCGCTCCAAGCTGCGGCTCGTACAAGTTGTCCAAGCGCGACGAAATATCGACCATCGGTGCGAGGAACTGCTGCGCTTCGGGGGAGAGTTCTTTCCACCACTTCTCGCCCTTGACCGCGTGCCAGGGCGTGATCCCCGCGACGGCGCTCGTGAGCACGTTCGAGCCGATGTTGGCCGCGAGCCACGGCGCGTTCAGAGAGAACATCGCGCGGGAGGTCTTCGACTTCGTGATGTTCCAGATCCGGCCGGCCCTGACCCACGCTGGCGACTGGCCCGTGGTCGGCTTGAGCTCGTCGAGCGTGCCCTTCGGGATCGCGAACGCCTTGACCTGGCGGTAGTTGGGGTCTTTCAGCATCCGCTTGAGCGATGCTTCGGTCAGCTTCTCGCCGCCCATCGTTCCCGCTTCAAGGGCGTCGTTGACCCCCGGCATATTGACGTGCGCGGCGTCATCGAGATCATGCGCATCCCCGAGCGTGCGGCGCGCGAGTTGTGGCATCCAGAGGTCGTAATCCTCAAGCCTGTGACCGCGCCGCTCGATCGCTTCCTTGAGGTCGAAGATCGACATGCCATTCGGACCTGAGAGCGACTTGTCTGCAACCGAGTCAAGGAACCGCTGGATCGCCGGCCATTGCACGCCGCGCTTGAGCGACCGCGCCTGACCCTCGATAAAGACGCGGGGATTGATCTGCTCGCGCCCGGTCGCGAAGAGCTCGCCTTTCCACTCTTTCGGCGCGTGTGACATGCGCGTGCCGCCACCTGCGAACTCCGCATAGCGCGGCTGATCGAAGCGCTCGGACGGGAAGTAGCCGGCCTCTCCGAAACCGCGCTCCGTGGCCGCAGCCTTGACGCGCGTGATGTAGCTCGTGATGCGCTCGTTGTGCTTGCGCGCCATCCCCATGAGCATCGCCTGCGGCGCGACCCGGCGAAGTTCGGCTTGCGCGTCGTTCAGCGCGGGGTCGGCCTTCGCCGACACCTTCTCGGCTTCGCGCATCTTCGCCGCGACCGCCTCTGCCTCGGGCGTGAAGTATTCGTGCGGGTTGTCGCGCATGTCGGCGAGCGCCTTGAACTCGTGCTTCTCACCGTCGCGCGGTCGTGCCTCGGGCATCCCGCGTGCTGCGCGACCCTCGCGCTTGAACTGCATCAGATCCTCGACGTGGCCCCTCGCGAGCTCGCCCGGAGTGACGAGTCCGCCGACGATGTAACGAAGCGCAAGCTGCTCTTTCTTGGAGAGCTTGCGAATGTCCTTGGCGAGTCCGGGGAGTACCCGTTGCTGCGCCTCCTGAACCCAGATCCGCAGGCTCGACTTGAGCGTGATCGCATCGCGGTTGCTGATCCGCTTCATGCGACCCGGCACGAAGCGCTCGACGCCTCCCGGCACTACGTCCCTCGGGCGGTAGATCGTCTTCGTCGTACCGTGCCTGCCAGAGAGGATGCCGCGCTCGACCTTGAACGTATCGACGCCACCCGAAGAGAGGCGGCGTGGCGGGATGTTGTGATGCTTGGCCTTCGCGTCTTTCCACGCCTTCACTTCCGCCTTGAACCGGCTGTTGTCAACCGCGCGCTCCATCCCCACGCGGAAGATGTTCGGCATCGCCTTCTCTGTCTCCGAGCGCTGGCGCTTCAAGCCGTGCTCGCCCTCGCCGACTCTCAGGTCCGGCCGCTCCGCGTTGACCAGTTCGTGCAGGCGTTTACCCGTCTTGCCGGCCCGAGCCAAAGCGCCGGTCTTGGCGAGTGCGCCGACTGCCTTGCCCCCGAGCGCCGCGAGGGAGGCCGCGTCGAGCGCGTAGTCGAGTGCGCCGCGCTTCTTGACTTCGGCCTCGAACTTTTTCCAGTCGGGGTGTTCCTTGAACGCCTCGCCGTACTTCTCCGTGTAGTCACGGATCGTTCCCTCCATGAACTGACGCGGCGTGACCTTGCCCGTCACGATCATCAGCGGCGCGGTAAAGAGCCCTGCCGCCGTCTGCCCCGCGAACTTCGCGTTGGCCTTCGTGGACATGCCCGCCTTGCCGACGTGGTAGCCGACTTCCCCTGCGCGATACGGAGCGGCAAGAACCGTCCCAAGACCCCCTTGCGCGAGCAAGCCCCTGTGCTGCACCTGTTGGCGCAGCGCGTAGGTCGAGCGCCCCGTCTTGGTCATCGGCTGCGCCTTCTGCTCGTGTTGGCGCTGCTTGCGCACGCCGATATAGCCGTGGCGCACGACCATCATTGCCTTGTGCAACTGCGCGGCCGATCGACGCTGGTAGGGATCGTTCGAGCGCCGCGCCGCAGCCATCCTCGCGCGCGCCTGCGGGGTGAACGCCTGGCTCGGGTTGATGCGCAGCGCCTTCAACTGCTCGTAGGCGATTCTGTTGGCCTGATCGACCGTCATCCGGTCGCCAGCGGGGATCAACTTGAGCCGGTGCTTGGGGATCTTCTGCGGCTTGAACCCCTGATGCAATACGTCCTTGAGCGACCCCGGCGCTCGGACCTGTCTGCGCGGAGCTACGCGGCGCGGCGCGGGAGCCGGGCGGCGCTCCGGGGCCGGATGCCATTGGCGCAGACCGCGCTTCGTCTCGCGGTAGCGAACCGGCCGGGGCCGGGCTCGGGGCCGGGGTGCCGCACGGGGCTGTCCGAAGATCGCGTTCGGAGTCCGGTAGCCCACGAGCTACCCCTTCGGGAGTGCCATCGGCGGGTGCCAGCCGGCAGGAGCGGCCCCCTTGAACAACGGGAGCTTGACCCCGTAGCTCTTCCAGACCAGATGGCGCGTGGCAGGCCCGACCCCGCCGTAGGTGACTGACTGCGCAATCGCATTGGCGAGCCGTTCCCCGACGTTCGTCGTCATCGTGTCGCGGATCCGCTTTTCGTACAGCTTGACCGCCGTGGTCGGGCTGACCTTGTGCCCGTTCCCGAGGATGCCCTTCCTCGCCTGGTCGAGCCGCCACCGCTGAGTCGGGTCGTCCTTGTTTGCCTTGTCGAGAATGATCCCCCGCTTGTACGCGCCGATCCACTTGGAGACTGCTTCCTCCGTATCGCGCTTCTGCTTGCCAGTTGGTCGCCATCCAGACGCGCCCTTCGGGATCTTGTAGCCGCCGAGTCCGTGTTGCCGCTGGTAGTCGTCCTTGCCGATCGCAAGGTTCGTGCGCGTCTGCGTGTCCGCCAGCCGGTCCTGCTGGATCTGCAAGCTCGCGCCCGCGCGCGCGTCCCGGTTCGCCTTGTCAAGCAAGTCCTGGTAGGTCGTGTTGGCCTTGAGTCCCTGGTTGTTCTGGATCTGGCTCAACTGGCCGCGAAGGCTCTGGACGTTCCCGGCGAAGCTCGCGTTTGCGGCTTGCTCGGCGTAGATCGCACCTTCGCGCGCGCGGGTCGCCCGTTCGCCAGCCAGCTTGGTCGCGTCGGCCTGCTGCATTGCGATTTCGGTCGGCAGGTTGGCGCGTGAGTTGCCGATTGCTGCGAGAAGCGCCGCGCCGGGGCCGGTCGCCGATGTCTTATCTGGCCCTGCCATCAGCGTGTCCACGTAGCCGGAGTTCTGCTGCGCCGCTTGGTTGACCTGACCAAGCCGTCCGACAATATCCCGGCCTGTCTGTACCTCACCTGCTGCGCCAGCCGTTCCGGTTGACCGCGCTTGGCGGACCGTTGACACCCGCTGCGCTCCGGCTTGCTTGATCGCCTGAACGATGGTCGATGCCTGCGGCCCGTACTGCTGCTGCGCGAGACTGATCGCGCGCTGCATAAGCGGATCGGTAACTGCCCTCTTCCTCTTCCGTGCCATCGCTCTGCCTTCCCTAGTTGAGCGTCGTCATATCCGTGCGGGCTACGAGCCGGCCGCTCGGCAGACGCTTCATCAGCTTGCCCTTGTGCGGTCCGCTCGTCGGCCGGTAAAGCTGGTAGTTCTGAGCGCCGTGTGAGAACTCGTTCTTCGGCTTGGTCGGCTGCGTCAGGCTCGGGTTGTTCTGTAGCGCCTGCGCCCACGCCGCCTTCTGCTGGTCCTGGGTCCCAAAGCCGAGCTCCTGCGTGGCCTGTCCGCCCAAGATCGTGCGGTCCTCAAGGGAGCGGTCGTGGGTCAGTTGGAGTTGCCGGCCTTGGAGCCCGTACTGGTTCGTGTCGCCGGCGATGCCGGTTCCGTACTGATCCGTGATCGGCTTCTGCTCGAACTCCTGGTTCGCCTTGCGCCGGGCGAGCGCTTGAGCTACGCCGCCGCCCTTGAGTCCCTGCGCGCGGAATGCCGACTGCTGCCGACTGGCGAGAATGTCGAAGTTCCGCTGCAAGTTGCTCGTCTGGGATTGGCGCGTGTAGTCGATGTTCCCAAGGCCGGTTCCGAGATCTTCATCCTCGCGGCGCTGCGCGCGATCCTGGTTGCCCGAGTCGAATCCTGCCCCGAGTCCTTGAGCGCCGGCCTGATTGCCCCAGTCGTATCCGTAGCCGCGCTGAAGTTGTCCGAGATTGGCATCGATCAGAGTGTCGTACTGACCGGGTGGCGGGAGAGCGTTCGGGTTGTACGGCGTCCACGCGGGGGTCGCGATGCCCATTGCGCGCTGCACAGGGCCGACCCCTTTCTTGGGAGCGACCAATTTCGACTTTACGCGCAGCGTCCGTGCCATGTGCGATCTGTTACAAAGTACCGCTTTCTTCGGTCGCTAGTGGTGAACGTGCTGCGGCAGTCCTCCGGTCGTCACGAACACGATCAGAATCACGAGAAGCAGGAACGCGGTTAGCGCGAGAAGATGCGGGTTCCTCAAGGCGCGCGAGTTTCGACCCGCACGGGATCGGTCTTGAGCCGCCGAAGTGAGAACACCTGGGTCGGCGCGATGCGGATCGGGCCTATCGCGCGCCAGTATGTGAACCCGTAGTCCCCGTCTGCCTCGCTGAGAATCCACGCCTGCTCAAGCTCTTGGAGGTTCGTCAGAGCTCCGCTTGCCGTTGACTTGAGGGCCGTCTCGGTGGCCGCCACCGTTCCCTGCACGAGTATCTGAGTCAAGCCGGCCCCCGTTACGACCGTGGCATCGCTGACATAGGCGTCGGGGATCTCTGCTGGTGTTTGTGCGTAAGCCATATCTCTCCTAGTCCGTGGCGTAAAACATGCCGCTGAGCGACACGTAGGTGGCTGTCGCGACGACGACCTGAAGCTCACCTGTCGGGTTGATGTCTACGCGGCCAGAGCCATTCGTCGCGCTGGCAATGTGAATCTGATTCTCAGTCGGGCGGTAACCCGTTGGCATCGTGAACGCCGGCACCGTGCCGATCGTTCCGTTCTTCATCACGCCCTTCATCTCCACCCAGCCGTTCGGGTGCTTGCGGAACTTCACGTCGCCGAAGGGTGTGCCGTAGTTCCCCCACCCGTTCTGGAATGCTGGCTGCCCCGCCGTCGCCATTGAGCGCCACGCCTCGGGCGCGACGACTCCTGATCCCGTTGGTCCCGTTGGTCCGGCCGGCCCCGCAAGATTCGCGCGAACCGTCCACGCCGATGCGCCGGTCTTCTCGTACACGTCGCCGTTGGTCACGTTGAGATACCAGTCGCCGATGCCTGCGAGTCCACCGGCCGGCGCACCCGCTCCGCTGTACCACCCTTCGGCCTGTCCGGTCGCTCCCGTTGGGCCTGTTGCCCCGGTCGCCCCGGTCGCTCCCGTTGGTCCAGTTGGGCCTGCCGGTCCGGTCGGACCCGCTGGGCCGGTCGCCCCCGCGCCGACGTTGGCCCAGCCTGTCTTGCCGACCCCGGATGCCTTGCGGTAGATGTTGCCGCTCGCCATGTCGCAGGCGATCACTCCGGGCGGTGCCTCGATCTTCCCCTCCGGGCTGCCCTCTACCGGGCGGATCATGCCCTGCAACTGCCGGACGAGAACTGCGAGATCGTCGCTCACTAGACCGGACCAAGGTAGGTCAAACCGAGCTCAAGCCCGAAGTGCTGGAATGACGCCGAGAAGTCAGTCGAGTCGATGTAGAGCTCAAGCTGCACGAGATCCGTCTGTGCGAGCCGGATCACCTTGGTTACGTTCACCTTGCGAATGTCGGTAGACCAGAGCGCGTCGTTCGTGTTGGCGTATTGCGTCGGGGAGGTAGGCGAGCCCAGGGGCTCATTCGTCATCCCGTTGACCAACAACTGCACGTTGATTACCGGGCCGGCTCCGGGGACCGCGATGGTGCTCGGGGCAATGAACTTCCCGCGCAGCGAGAACTCGACGATGTAGTAGCCGTCCGCTGTCGGGCGCAGTCCGTTGGTCCCTACCTGAACCGCCGCCCCCGTGTCATAAAGGAGGGGGTTCGCCGCGTCGAACACGCTCGCGATCGAGTTCCCCGGCGTACCGACCGTGACGGCAGACGCTCGGACGAATCGCGTGACTCGCGGCCGGGCCAGCGCCTCGGGCGGGACGCTCTTCGGCGCGAGCTTTTCGATGCCGGCATTCAGGTAGTTGTAGATCCGGTCGAACTTCTCGTTCACCGCAACCGCATCGATGACATTCGTGTCGGGCGGATCGTTCGAGAACGGCGCTGTGTTTGTTGGTACTGACATGTCAGAGCCTCCCGCTCCTACGTGTGAATATTTCGACTGACCGGATCGAGCACTCCGACGACGGATTGACCGAGCGCACGCGGAACCGGATGTAGCGCGAGCGCGCGCGCGAGGTTCTTATGCGCCAGAACTTCGGCTTGCGGCCGTCGTCCTCGGGCGCGCTGTCCATAAGCTGCCGCCACTCCGACTCGACTGAGCTAGTCCAATGGCCAGTTCCCCATCGAGCGGTTCCCCAGGTGGCGTCCCCGACCTTCGCCTCCTGCCCGTTCGAGTAGTCGGCCGTAAGCACCGGGTCGTAGCCCTCGGGATCGAGCAGGCGGTAGCCGAGCCGCATGGCCTTGACCAAGTTCTGTGTCAGCGGCCCAGTCGGGTAGTCGCGCGTCTCCATTACGAGGTTCGGCGTCGAGCCGTCGTAGTCGCGCGTCGTGTGCTCGGGCATGAAGTAGTCCGTGAGGTCGAGTACCCGGCCACCCGTCTCGTGCTCGGGTTCCTCGGCGGCGATCAGCTTCGGGTCACGCGCGCCGGTCTGCTGGATCCTGTTGGTAAGCGCGATCACATGCGCCCCGACTCCCTGGATCGCGGACCACGGATAGATCGTCTGACCGCGCGCGCTCGTCGGGCGATCGAGCCGGCAGCACAGCACTTCGCGGACCTGGCCGCTGGGTTCGAGAATCGGGAGCAGGTAGTGGCCGGCGTGAACCGTCGCGAGTCCGGTTGTCCGCCCGGAGTGAACGTGATCGAGATAGGCCTTGTCGATCGACTTGCTGATCTTCTCGAAGCGACCGCCCGAGATCATCCAGACCCCATCGACGGCCGGCACGATGATGTTGCCGGCCCACGTCGCGAGCCCCGGCGCGGACCAGAGCGTTATGTCCGTCGTCACCCGGCGCGACGTGTGCTGCGGGTTGCCGTAGAAATCGACGGGATCCTGCTCGACGTTTCCGACCTGCCAGATCCCCTCCGTCGTAAACAGGGTGAGCGTGTTGTCGATGCCCATCGCCCCGGTAATCACGACGCCCTCGGGGAGTTCCCAGTTATCGAGGGCATTCCAAGTCAGCGGGTCATCGAACGCCGAGAAGTACCACACGTTGTCCTTGCAGGCGATCACGCGCTGACCGCAAACGGTGTAGATCGGCGCGACCTGGTAGCCGGTGCCACCCGAGACGATTGACTCGCGACTCCACGCCTTCCCAGAGGCGGTCGCCGCGACATAGTTCTCGGTCAGGGTCAGATGCCCCGCGTCCTCAATGGACTTGACCACGTACCACCGTGTATCGCCAGTAACCCTGAAAAGCATTCCCGGCCTGACGTTTGTACCGAATGCCGTGACACCGAGACCGACCACGTTCGGGCTGCCCTGGGTCACGGTGACGGTTCCCCCTCCCACGGGACTGCCGGCCGTGAAATATGCGGCCTGGTCCGCTCCGGCATACAAGGTGCCGCCGCCGATAAACAGAACGCCGCCGAGCATCCCCGACTGCACCGGCCCCTTGAAGGCCATGCCGGGCCAGGCCAGTTTCGTAATCGCCCCGGCCGCGTCCATGACTCCAAGCCCAGACCCGTCCGAGCCGATCAGCGTCCGGTGTCCAATGCCGTCAGGGAAGTAGCCATCCCAGATCCAGTTCAGCCCCTCGACTCCGAACGGATCGCCTTCGGGCGGCACGTTGTCGATCGAGATCTTCTTGCTCCCGCCGCGCTTGTAGACCGCGCCGTCGTTGTCGAGCAGGCCGTTGACAAGCGAGTAGACCCCGTTCTCGGGGATCAGGTGGCGCGCGTAGGCGGGGCACGCGCCAGCCGAGAAATCGGTCTGCACTTGCTTTGGCGCGAGCATGTCGCCCTACCAATGCACGCCGCGCTGGGGGATCACGATCGGCCCCTCGCCCACGGTGCGCGCGCGTGTGTAGTCCTCAAGCTCGGCGGTCGCCGCCTGGCAACTCTGATCCATGATCTGCGCCGACTGCACGTCCTCGTCGATGTCCTTGTAGACGATCGCCTTGATCCCGTCGAGCAAGCCCTGAATGAACTCGTCCGGGATCATCAGCGTGTCCGTGAGGTTCACGAGCGGGAGGGCATTGAGCTCGACGAAGGCCCGAACATTGCCGGTGGGCTCGGGGATCGGCCAGAGGTTCAGGTACGTGTTGCCGTCCGTGAGGTACGCCTCCGTGTAGGAATACTGATCGGGCGACTGGCTGCCGACCATGTAGGCCATGAACTCTTCCTGGCTTACGCGGTTCGGGTAGAGCGTGTGCGCGGCCGTGCCGCTCGACATGTCCGTGACCCACACGTTCAATACGCGGGACACCTGCGCCGGAAGCAGAACCGAGCCGTTCGTCGGATCGACCGGGCCGATGTCGATCTGGCCCTTGAAGAATCCAGACCGCCGAATCATGGCCGCGTAGACCTGATTGGCGATCTGGATTGCCTGCGCTTCGTCGATCCCCTCGAAGACGGATCGGTCAACGATCTGTCCGAGTGTCCACGGCACGGGCTACTTCTTCTTCTCGTCTTCTGCGGGTGTCTCGCCTTCGGCAACTGACTCGCGCGGCGGGTCAACTACCTCGTCCGCGACAACCCGGTCCTCCGAGTTCGGAACGCCGGCCTCGATCGCCTTGCGGACGTTCGCGAGCGCCGTTGTTGCGGCACCGATCACGGCCGGGCGATTGTGCGTTGCCTTCTCTTCGGCGAGCACCGTCTCGACCTTCTCCGCGTCCTGCGCGGCGGTCGCCTCGATGATCGCGGCCAGGGCGTCGGGCTCGCTTGGCTTGAGTGCTCCGGGCTCGTTGCCTTCCTCGAAGAAATCGAGGTTGAACCCTTCGCGCTCGCGCATGATGTCGGCGAGCTCGGAGTCGTCGGTTTCCCAGAACCCGTTGTCGAACTCAGCGACGGTGCCGCCGATCTCGATCCGGTTGCCCCGCTCGTCGTAGCGAACCTCGGGCGACTTGAGCGTCACCCGCTGTCCGTGTCCGCGCGAGTAGAACTTCGTGACCTTGCTGCTCTTCTTCTTATCTGTTGCGGTTGTCATTGTTGAGCCTCCTAGCCCACGATGCCCTTGAGGACTCCGTGCCGGCGTTCAAGACCGAACTCAAGTCCGCATTCGGTGAGGTACTGGTCTTCCTTGTAGTCCGCGTTGGGCGGCTGAATGTTCGTCTGGATGCTCGTGTCGCGGTTGTTGACGTGACGACGACGGATGCAGCCGAAGTCGAGCAGGATCAGGTGCGACTTGTAGAACGGCGACTCAGAGAGCAGGCGGTGCGGCGTCAGACGGATGATTCCGTTCGGCGTCTGGTAAGCCATGATCTTGAGCCCGAATACCGTGTCCGAGTCCGACTGAACGAGTTGCAGCTTTGACACCGCGAGCCCGTTGATCGTGTCGAGCACGAAGTCCGATGCCATACCGACCACCTGATCCGATGAGCCGTAGCGCCGGACTGCGCGGATGATCGGATCGAGATCCGTCTTCTGCGCGAGTGTTCCGCCGGCCGTCGCGACGTTCGTCTGAATGAAGTTGAGAGCTCCACCAGTCGTGCGCCGTGGGCCGCCGCCCGTGTTGATCTCCGAGGGCTTGGAGAACAGGAACGCGAGCTCCATGTCGCGCTTGTGCTCGATGCCCTTGTCGAAGGCCCGCTCTTCCCACGGCTTGCCGCCGTTGATCTGCTCGCCTTCCTTGGCCGTGTTCGTCATACGCAGGGAGGTCTTGAAGATCTCCGTGTAGTTGTTGAGCACGGTCGGGTTCTCGGCGCGCGGCGTCGGGGAGAGGTCGCCCTCTTCCATCGCCGTGCCGATGCGGATGAGCTCGGCTGCGCTTGCGATGGCGGCTGCTCCGCCGCCGACGCCTCGTACAACCGTGAGCGTGTTGCCGGCGACCACGGTGACACGGAAGACTTCTCCGGTTGACGGCACCTTCACGGTGTCGCCGACGTAGAAGACCGATCCGTTGTTGACCGGGATCGCTGTGATTACCCCGTCCGCTACCGCTGCTGACATCGCATCGGCGTAGACGGGCAGATTCTTCTCGGACCATTTGAACTCGGGGTTGTGAGTCCCGACCGATCCGAGCTTGCCGGTCAGCACCGTGATTGGTGCCGCGTCCGGCTGCAAGCGGAGCAGACCTTGGCGCATATCGATCTTGCGCAACGTCTGATCCACGTTGAGTGTGTGAGTTGCTCCTACAACGGGAGGCATGGTTCTCTCCTTGAACGTCTAAATATGTTGTGCCGGCCGCAGCTACGTGAAGAGCTTGCGGTCTGCCTGGGCGACGATGCGGTTCTGAACTTCCTGTTCGTACTCCGCGTCGTTCATCGCTCCGGGCTGCGCCCCGCCAGGAGTTTCCATGCCGTCGGATCCACCCTGACCCGTTGGCTCGATCTGTGACTGCATCTCCCGATACTTCAATGCCTCGTGCGCGAGCGCGATGTGCGCTGGCGAGAGGTCCTGGGGAGAGATGCCGCTGCGAACCGCTTCCATCGCGGCTGCCTCGGCGGTCTGTGCGTCTTGCAGTTCGGGGTATCTCGCCTCGATCTGCGATGCCGCCTGTGTGTCGATCATTTCCCTGATCTGATCTTGCAGCGGTCCGACGAGCGCTTCGGTGCGTGACTGCACCATCTGCTCGATGCCCTGCTCAAGTTGATCCTGATCGATCTCCTGGTAGCCGGCCCCGTAGGGGTCGTATCCGGCCTCACCGAAGACATCGGGGAAACTTCCGTCCATGTCCGGCTGCTCGCCACCGTAGAGATCCTGCTCGCCGCCGTACTCGGGGATTCGTCCTGCCAAATCCTCAAGCCCGGTCGAGAACTGATCCTGCATCTGGTCGAGCCGGTCGTTCAGCGGAGAGAGGTCAAAGCCTTGGCTCTCGCCTCCTGCATCTCCACCTGTGTCTGCTGCGGCGTCAGATTCCGTCCCTTCGCCGCCGATTGGTGCTTGTCCCTCGTCAGGCATTTCCTACGCCCTCCTGGTTCTGCGCGGCTGCCTCCATGCGGTCGCGCTCGTTGAAGGTGTCGATTGCCAGTTGCGGGAATGACAGAACTCGGTCGTAGCCGGCCGCGATCCCCGCGCCCCGCTCGTCAAAGTCACCTGTCAGAACGACCGTCTCGGCGAACGCCGTGAAGTCGCCGCCGATCAGATCGACCAGTACGGCCCACCCAGGGGTCGCAACTAGGTCACGCATCGAGTTCGCAAGCTGGCGGTGTTCCTCGAACGTGAGTCTGTTGAGGTAGACCTTGTATGCCGAGCGTGCGATCGAGCGCGGATCAGCGCCATTGGTGCTTGTAGCAGTCGTCACAAAGTCAAAAGTAACATTTGTTACAGACGACTGCGGCGCGGCCGGACCCGAAGACGCCGGTTATGGCTCTTGATCGCCTTGCGAGTTCCGTCTGATGGGTGCGCTCCGAAGAGCGTCCGACCGCGCTTGATGTTCGTGAGCACGAGCCCCGGCGCGCGTGGGCCTTTGCGGTAGGGCTGTGTCCTGCGCGTCGGTTTCATTGCGCCGGCTGCATCTGTTGCGCCTGCGCCTGTTGGAGCGCCTGATCGTGCGGAGCCATCGCCGAGTCGCGAGCGTCCGACACCTGCGAGGGATCGACGCCCTGGCGCTCAAGGTCTGAGGCCATCTGCTCCGGCACGCTCGCCGGGATCTGCTGCTCGTTGACCATGAACGAGTTCGGCTGATCGACCCCGAGCAGGGTCAGCATCTTCGCGGTCGCGACACGCTTGTCGATAAACGGGTTCTGGATCATCTGCGCCCAGAGTTGTGCATCCTGTCTCATCTGAGGCGTATTGTCAGCCGCCGTCGATCCCGGTTCGACACCCGGCAAGAAGTCTCCTTGCAGGTCGTTCGCATCCCCGACGAGCCACGCCCAGCGCGCGTCGGGTTGACCCGGCATCGGCGGCGGTGCGGGGATCCCCACGCGGACCGCCCAGTCGCGCTTGTGCTGTTGGTTCATCTCGATAATCAGGTTGAGGTCGTCGGTGATCGTCTCGTCCTCAAGACGCCGGACCATGTTCGCGATCCGCTGGTTTGCCTCCTGGTAGACAAGCTGCGCGCCGGTCGCGGTTTCCATCGTTGCGTTTCCGCTTGAGGGATCGACCACGCCGGCCGCGCGCTGAATGTCATCCTTGAGCGCGTTCTCTTCCTGGTAGCTGCTCGCCGGCACGTCGTTGACGCGAAGCTGCGTGAGCACCTGACCGGGGTCGCCCTCGACCGGGATCGCGTATCCCCTCCCCCATCGGATCAGCGTCGGGTCAACTTTGCCGACGCGGTAGGCGATCGGCGTCTCAAGCGCCTGCGATGCGTTGTCGCGGCGCTGCGCGCGGAGCGTGTTGAGCTCGATGTTCAGATCCTCAAGCGAGTCCACCACGGAGCGACCGATCATCTCCGAGGGGAGCGACACCGGGCGGAAGATCGAGAACGGCATCTCACCGTGCCAATGCGGATTCTGCCGATCGGCGACTGGCATCACGCGGTCAAGGATCACGAGAATCTTCTCGCCGTCGTGGTACTCCCATACCTCGTGGATCTGGTTGCTCGTGGGCGCGGGGCTGTCGAGTCCGATTGCCGTCGTGCGGCCGGCCCACACCTGCTGGTACTCGTCGTCCTTGTGCTGGCGAAGCGCCTCTTCGTTATCGACGCCCTCGGGAACTTTCCACTCGCCGGACTTGAACTTGCCCTTCACGTACTCGTCGCTGCGCCAGGTGCGATGGATCGCCCACTCGATCGTGCGAACCGATGAGCCGAAGGGATCCCAGATCCAGTCGCGCGGGTCGATGTCCGCGCTCATCGGGTCGTCGTAGATCGTCCGGTTGTACGGGATCGACCCCCAGGATTCGTCCGACGCGATGCCGCCCTCCATCTTGACCAAGCGCCGGCTCGTGCGCGTGTTCTTTACCCAGGTGTCCTTGCGCACGCCGAGTCCGTGGAGTAGGCCGTGCTTGCCGGTGTCCTGAATCGAGAGGCCGTACTTCATCGCCGGGAGTTGCTGCTCGATGAGCGCCTGCATGTTCGCCGCGTTCTGTTCGAGTCCCGGCTTGGCTGGCTGCAACCTCGGCTTGGGCGCGCTCGCCGACATGCGCGGGAGGATCGTTTCGATCGTCGAGTAAATGAACGGGATGAACATCGTCGCGCCGAACATGTTCTGTCCCTCGCCGAGAATGCGCTCGCGGTCTGAGGCGGTCAGCGCGCCGGCCAGCTTGGCCTTGAGGGAGTCGTAGTTGCAGTAGAGCGCGTACTGCTCGTCGCAGCGCTGGCGGAACTTCCGGTGTATCCGGTTGTCCGCGAAGTCGAACCTCTGCTTGACCAGATCAAGCGTGGCCTGGTCAGCCTTGTTCAGATCCATTCTCGCTTACCTCTTCGGGCTCCGGCAAGAACTCCGGGTCGTCGAGATCGGGAACCGGCGCGAGATCCGGTTCACGGTCGAAGTCGCCGATGCCGAGCAAGCGGCTGTACGTCTCGCTCTCGATCGTCGGCACGGTGAACGCCCTGAACTGGTAGCCGCCCGTGAAGTAGTTGCCCTGCTCGTCCTTGACTCGGATCGGACTGATCGTCGTCGCGTACCCGAGCCGGTCGGCGTATCCAATCGCCTGCATGAGCTCACGGGCCAACTGGTCTTGGTCGATCTGCAAGTACGTCGCGTCCGGGAGAATCATCCACTCCCGCTTATTGCCTGCCTCGCGTGACATCCGGCCTCCTTGCCGTAGTTAGTGCCGATTGTTACATATCTCGCGGACCTACATCTTCTTGCGTCCCTCAAGGATCTCCATGCGGTTGCGCTTGACCCACTCGTCGCGCTCCTGGTCGCCGACCGCGAGGATCGCGGCGAGCTTGCCCCGCGTGCTCCGCGTCTCGATGACTTCGGCCTCGTGCTTGTCGGAGCATTTCTTCATGTGCTTGCCGTAGGCGTCTACCTCTTCGCGGTAAAACATCAGGCCGCAGATCTCGCACTTGTAGGCCGGCTTCGCTTCGCCTGGCAGGTAGAGCTTCTGTGCGATCTTGCTGGTAGTCGGCATCAGTATCCCGTCCTTGGGTCGTATGGCCTCGGGTTCGTGACGAGCACGAAGTCGCCGAGTTGTGGGCGTGGCTCTTCTTCCTGTTTGATCTGATGGGCGATCTGCAAGGCCATCACAAGGTCCGTGCGCTTGCCCTTCTCCGCGCCGGTCCGCCCGTTCTTCAAGGTCACGTAATTGAAGAACTGACGCGCGATCTTCTGCGAGCGGATCCCGTGCGTGTTCGTGCGCAGGCGCTCGCGCATCGTGTCCTCCATGACGGTCTTGCTGGCGCGCGACGAGTTCCACCCGAGCCGGCGCTCTTCGTCTTCGTTGTCCTTGGAGTCGAGCCGCTGGCCGACGTATACATAGGGGTAGTGGAAATCGCGGTGCAGCTTGTGGACGATCGAGAACCCGTAGCCTCCCGTCGTCTCGACCGCGACGAGCGCCCGGTTGTAGTAGACGGCGGCGCGCATGATCTCTTCGGTCAGCAGGTCTGTGTCGATCCACGTCTCAAGCTCTGCCACCTGTTTGCCCGTCTTGTGATCGATCACGACGACGGCGTGCGCGGCCGACTTCTGCGGGTCAGGCGATGGGTCGCCGGCAGGGTCGCAGGCGATGATGTAGCGGCCTTCGTCCTTGCGCGTTTCCTTGTCGATCTCCTGCGGCTTATCCCAGCGCCGCCAGTACGGGTAATCGTCGGAGAATCCCGTCGCCGACTCGGGCAGCCAGAGCGCCGTCTCGGGAACCGCGAACTCGTGCGTTCTGCCGCGCACCGTCTTGGTCTTGCCGTCCGTCAGGATCCCGAGCTCCGGCCGCTCGCCGTCCTCGTCAGGATCGGCGTCAGTCTTGCGCGTCTGCGCGACCAAGCGGCGCAGCAGGTGCTTGGCAAAGACCGTGCGGCCGGACGCGATAAACGCGTGCTCGGGAGTCGCGGGATACTCCTGGTTGAAGAGCTCGACATCAGACTGGCACTTGTCGATGATCGTCCGCCTGCGCCAGTTCAGTTGCTCCATCGTGCAGCCGAACTCCTGCGCGAGATATTCCTCTTCGTCGCCGTAGGGACCGTGGCCGTATTCCTTGTCCTCAAAGTGCGCGAGCTCGTCGTCGTTGGCGAACGGGATCCTGTAGCTGTCCTCTTCCCACCACCCGACGAAGATCGGGTCAAAGCTCGACCGGCCCTCTTCGGCATCGATCCATTGCTCGTGCCAGAAGTTGTACCCGTTGGCCGTTGACTCGTCGATGATGAGCGAGTCGGGATCGTCCGGCACGGCGTTGAAGAGCGCGAGCACTTTGCGCTGTTCTTTCCAGAACGCCGACTCCGAAGCGTGCAGCGAATTGACCGTCAGGCCGCGTCCCGATTCGTACTCGTTGGCCGTGTCGATCTGGTAGCTCGAATTGAGGCCGGCGTATCCGAGCTTGCGCCGGTTTCTCGCCGTCTCGCCGAAGCGCAGATACTTTCGCTCGGCGGTGTCAGACCAGGACGCGACGGGCGGCTTGATAAGCGGCGAGTCGGGCAGGCGCTCGAACCCGTAGTTGCCGATCCCGAAGAGTGCGGCGGCAGTCGTCTTATCGTGCGCGACCGTGAGCGCGAAATGATTCGGCCGGCTCGTCGCGCGCTGGATCGAGATCTGCTGCGCGCTCGTACTGAACCCGACCTTCCGCGCTTTGAGGATCCGCACCCGGAGGGGCCGGCCCTCGGCGCGCTGCCTCGCAAGCGTTTCGTAGAGCTTCTTCTGCCCGAGCCGCGAGATCAGCTTGACGGTCGAGCCGTCCGTCGCGACGATGTTGAAGAAGTTCCGCGCGTACCACTCGTAGTCGTGCCGGAAGCGCTCGCGATGCGTGGCGCTGAGTTCCATCGCTACACGGCAATCGCGAGCATCTGGAACTTGCCATAAGCGTTGAGGTTGGTCCCGGCCCCGAACTCAGCCCCCGTCGAAACCGTATAGAGGCGCAGGTAGCCGTCCTGGTAGCTCGGCGATACGTTGGCGATCCCCCGCGTTCGCACCATCGCGACAATGTTGTCGATTCCGGGAACGGTTATCGCGACCCCGAGGTTCGGCGCGGCCCCGTAGGTCAGACCCGTGAGGTCGATCTCGACCAGGTAGCACCGGGCGCTTATTGGCCTGCCGCGATTCAGCACCCCTACGGTGTCGCTCGCCATCGGATCCCTCCAATTCAGGAGCCCGGCGTCCATACCGGACTATGTGCCGAATGTTACGAGGTCTGCCGGCTCGGCGTTGTAAGGTCCCGCCATGCAACCCATTCGGAGTAAATACATCGCGGCGCTTGCCGCCGCCCTGACGCTCACGCTTGGCATCGGCTCGTCAGCGCCGGCCGCGTCAGCATCAGCAACACCATCCGCCCAGATCGCGTGCAAGAACGCGACGATCGGCGGCCAGCGGAAGTGCATCGCGGCAGGCCAGTTCTGCACGCGCGCATACGAGCACGACTACCGAAAGTACGGGTACTCCTGCTCGAAGAGGGACGCCAACGGTCGCTACCACTTGAAGAAGCGGTAGGTCGCGCTACGGCTCCGCATCCGGGTCAATCAGGATGCGGAGCTCGTCGATCGGGTGGTCGCCCTGGTATCGCTTGATCGGTCCGTGCTGGCGTTCGTAGCACGCGTCCGAGAGCCACTTGCGAGCGCGCAGAAGTTCCGGGCTGCTCGCGTCCCTGCGCTGTACGCCGGTCAACTCGTACAGAGCTTCGAGCTCGTCGGTCGGCAGGTCGTCGAGCCTCGTCAGCGGGTGGTGCGTGAGCGCGTCTTCGGCAGCCTCGCACGCCGCCTCCAAGATCCGGCCGGCCGCTGCGCCACGCCGCTCGGCTCCGACCTTGAGCGCGTCGTACATGTTCACCTTGACCCAGATCTCGTGTTCGCCCATCATCCGCAGCCGATCACGAACCCGACCCTCGCCCACTCGGTAAATGCCTCGATGCGCCGGGCGCGCTGCGCGCGTGTCTCGTGCCGGTTGATCGGGGGATCCCACACGAACGGCTCGCGCGCCGGCAGGATGCTCATCTCGTGGTAGATGCTCGCCGTGTACACGCCCTCGTAGCCGGGCTCCCATTGCAGAAGTTCACTCATCGTCCTCGGGGGTCGGGAAGTCAAGCTCGCGGGGGTCGTGGCGGAAGTAGATGCCGTGCCTGGTGTCGAGTCCGCAGACCGCGCAGCGCTCATCCTCGCGGACCGCTTCTTTCAGCGTGTGCGCCACACGGTTCGGGTAGCGATCGTCCCAGCAATCCAGACAGATCGGCTGGGTGAAGCTGTAGTAGCGGCCGTCGATCTCAGGCATCGCTCGCCTCGTGACTCAGCCGGCGCACGCTCTTGATGCACGAACGCGGGATCGTGAAGACGCCGTGAACCTGAGTGTCCGGCCGGCCAACAAACGCCTCGTCGCGCTTGCCGCCCTGACAGATAGTCATCTGCCGTTCGGTCGAACCCAGGTAGTAGCCGACGCTGCGGTGCGAGAGCGAACTGTCATCCGTCACGTCGGCGTCCTCGATCGATACCCAGCCGTGGATCTGGTGCGAGTCCTCCCAGAACACTTCAAGCATTTCCCAGCGCACGTACTCAGCCATACGCCTACAACCCCAGGTCGTCCAAGCACTCGATCAGCAGGTCAGCCGCAGGCGTGCGCACGTACAGCGGCTCGGGCGGCGTCACGCCGTAGTGATCGCGATGCTCGGTGTCGATCATCCCGGCATCCAAGAGCATCTGCATCCCGTCAACCCACGGATCGGCCACAGGGCGCGGGAGGCTGCGCAAGAACTCGATCTTCTCGCGCGTCAGGCCGTTCACGCCGCCGCCTTCTCGATCGTGGAGAGATCTGCCTCCACTTCAAGCCCCGGATCAAGCACCTGCTCCCCGCCCACTTCGATCCGCCCCATCCGAATCCAGCGCATCGCGAGATCCGACGTGATCTCATACTTATAGGCCACGAGCTCGACCAGCTTCGTCCGCTGCGTCGTCGTCTCACGCGGCAGCCGCCGCCTGTTCTTGAGCTTGTACGCCGTCGTCGCCTGAAACTCGCGGTCGCGCGCCAGGTCAATCGCCGTTTCCAGCCCGTGCCGCACGACGCATTCGCGGATCACCGCAGAGAGCGAGAGGTCCGCAGCTTGAGCCGCCTTCTTGACCGGCGCAAGATCGTCCTCAGACATACGAAACCGGACGTGCAGGCTCTCAGACATGGGAAATTGGCCTCATTTCGCAAACGTACCACAATTCTGATTTTCAGTATTGGGTGTTTATGGGTGGGAGTAGAAAGAAGCCGGGACTCCGGTCGAATTTTTGAGGGGGTGGCGGGGGTCGGCGCGGCGGTCGGCAGGTCGGATTGGCCTCGCGCGCGCTGCGACGTTCTTCCGTGGGAACGTCACCCGCTCGATGCACCCCGCATAGCTGCGCGGGATGGCCTGCTCGACGCGGCGCCGATGGCGCGGCCGTGCTACCGGATGGCGCGCTACCCCGCACGGGCGCTGCGATTCTGCCGGGGCCGGATCTTGTGCGGCCGTGTGCGCTGCTAAGGATTCCACCCTACCTAACCCTCAGCCGGCGCCTTCGGAGGGCGTTAGCGGCGCGCCTGGCGCCTCACCTATGGGGTTTTTGTGGTCGGTTTGGCTGATCTAAGCCATATCGGGCGATCTCGGGCGCTGCTCGACATCGGCGCGCGCGTCTCTCCTTCTCTCCTGCTCGATCTCCTTGGACGGCATCACGGCCGATGGTCGATGGCCGATGTCCGCGCGCTGCTCGACGCGGGTACTCAAGCCATCGGGCTAGGTTGCCGATACGGTTGATACACTCCTACGTATCGGAATACCCCGATACCTCAACCGATTGAAGGGCTAATGAACCTCAACACAAACACTCCTCTCAAGCTGGGCGACCGAATCGAAGTCACCCGCACTATTCAAGATAAGTATTGGCACGTTCCGGCAGGCGTTACGGCCGTCGTTGATCGCATCGACTACTACGAAGGGCGCGTTAGCCCGTCGGTGTTCCGCTATCGCGTCATCACGCTCAAGCTGTCGCAGGTCATCCCAAACCTTCCTCACCCGGACGGTTTCAGCGACGACGGTTGCGACCTTCTGTGCATCGACACTTCCGACGATCTCACGGGTGCCGAGATGCTTGATTGTCTCGCGCTGACTTCGCCGATTGTCGGCTACTTCGTCTCGACTGCCGAAGCTGGTTGTCTGCCGAATGATTCGGCGTACGTCTCGACGGTTGCCGAAGTTCTCGACATCATCGCCGATACGGGCGACGATATGCCGGATGATGATCCGTACCTGACGCACGTTCTGCGGCTGTATGACGCGATCAAATTTCACGGCATCGACGCGCGCACGGGTGAAGGCGTAATGCTGTCTGACTCGCTCGTAATGGCGATTGAACCGCTCGACGCGCGCGCGCTGCTCGATCTCTATAACGCGAATAACGAATACGCGCAAGAGAACCGCACGTATGAGACGGCATCGGCGCTGCACGATATGCGCGAGATGTTCGCGGATCTCCCGGAAGAAGTGCAGGCCATCGAGACGGCGCTCGACGGCGCTCCTGCAGACTCCCCGCGCATCTACTCGGTTGAGCTTCACATGGGCGGGTATCGCGTCTATGGCGAAGATTGGTGGGATGATCTCGACGCGCTGTACGCGGATGAGAACGAACGCGAGTTCATGCTCGAAACTCTGAACCGCGCGTAGGCGCTTCACCCGCGCGGTAGGCGCTTCGGCCGGTTCGATCCCGGCGCGGGTATTGCCCAATTGGGC